TTCATTAAATCTTTGTTTAATAAATTTTCTATGATTGTATTCATTTTTTTATTACTCCATAATTATATTAAAAGACGGGGCAAAATACCCCGTCCCAACTATTAACATTTATATGAGATAAAGTAAAGCGTTAATTTAATTCACTTTCTTTTCCTACGTCCCCCGCAATATGATGTCTTAATAATGATCGGGGCGGTAATGATTTAATAAAGTTTTTAAGTTTTACCGCGTCCGATATAGCTTGATTTTGTTTGACCATATTGCGCCAATGTAAAGCAACATTACCCCCGCCCGCATAGCATCCGCCTTTTATCTTTGGATTACTTGCTATTTTTTTTCTCGCGCCATGTCCTGTAAAACCAATAATATAATTTCTATTAAATCTGGCACATAATGGTTGACCGTTGCCACAATCGCGACAAGAAAAATTATTTAAGTATTCTGCGGGGCATCTAATAACTTTAATATTATCTGCTAATTTATATTTATCTAATCCCCAATAATTTTGGTCAACAACAGTAACTACTGGCTTTTCATAATTAAAATGATGTTTAGCTGATTCTATACTATCCGTACTATAATTGATGACCGCTTTATTTGGTTGGTTAAAATATTTATTATCAATTAAAAAATGCGTATACGTCCAACTATATCCCCGCCTAGGTACATAATTAAATAATACGTCGAGATATTCTTTATCAATAATATTTGTCCCATGTCCTGAACTATTCAAACTGCATGAGATTGGGCAAGTATTATACATATTGGTTGACCCAGAGCGATAAGTTATCGCTATTCCTTTTGTTTTTGTGGCGTTTGAAATATCAACAGTTTTAAGCATTTTACATAATCTCCGTAATAATAAAAAAGACGGGGTATTTATCCCTAGCAGTATCTAATCCAGTTCTGTGTGCCTTTGTTAATATCTTACTAATATCTTTATACTGAGATACTCTCTTTAAATTCCTAGTTGATGCTTTTCTATTGCTTTGTCTACTTCTAGGAATTGGCTTTAATTTAAATTCGTCTGCTATACTCATTTTTATATCTCCGTAATGTTATCCTTTATATAAGATAAAGTCAATGTTTTTTATCCCATATACAATAGAGCAAAAGAGGGTCTAGTCAAGCCCCTCTATGATGTTAAAGACAATTTTATATTTGAAATTGTTGTCGTCGTCTCTATTGGTTTTCATCTTCTTCCTCATTTACTTTAAATGTTACAGTAATATAACCAAAATCATCCTTTGCTTCGTGCTTATGCGTTGGACAAGTAGCAAGCCACTCCCAAAATTCTTCTCTATTCATCTTCTCCTCCTATCCTATATATAACTCTTTATATTTCTTATCTTCTTTATCCTGAGCATATTCCCAAACCTCTATGAATCTAAATAACCAGTTTCTCTGCGTCTCAGATAGTTTATCGTTGCCCATAGCTTCTTCTAAAGCACAACCCAACGGCTGAAGTTTTTGCTCGTCTCCCCATTTGTTGTACATCTCAGATAGTTTTGAAGTGCTAATCATTAGTTACTCCATTTGTTTTCGGATAATTTTTTAGAATAGGATAATTCAAAAGCTTTAAATATTCTTTCTTTTGCTTCTTATCCCCAGTAAAAGTAACGTACCTGTGTTTAGCTGATCTATATACTCTATTAGTACGATCCCCTAAATGATGACGACTGTGCTTACCATCTTTACTCGCTATATCTGTTCGGGCCTTAGTAGTTCCAGTAAACAAAAAGTTACTTGCTTGATAAATGCAACCTGCATGACCTTGATGAGTGTCTGCATAGCTAACAATACATCTGGGCTTGGGTAGTAACTTTAAAGATTGGGCAACTAAATAGCTTGCCTCGTTTCTTTTATTATTAACCAAAACCAAACGATTAAGTTCTATTACTTGATCCCGATACTCCTCTCCTAAAATGCCTTTGCATAAAGAAGGGCTTGCAGGAGATCCGTAAGATACCAAACCAACAAACTCCTTTTCCTCAAATAGCCCATACGCAAAAGATATGCTTGGCATACGTTTTGCGTAATGGACGTTCAAGATAAGGTGCTTGGTATCCTTGTACTCTATCTGTTGTACAGAATAATTGTTCATCCCTGCCCCATGTAAATAGTCAATGCTTCTTCTAATGGTAAATCATTTAGAATAACGGCCTTTGGATGATGCTTTAAAAGAGCATCAGAAGAAAAGTGTCCTTTCCAATGGTATAATCTACCATCAACATCTTTAATCATTGATCCTTTCTTTAAATTACGTTTAAGCGTTTTGGCGTGTTGCCATTTATTAAGTTCTTCGTGACACCATAATTCAAGATCAACACTCAACTCATACTCCTCGTCACCTCCATCAGCAAATTGAAACTTGCTTTTAATTTTAGGCTGATCCTCAAAATACTTGTCTATATCCCTCATAACGTCAAAAAAACTTTTACGAAAATCTGCCCTAGTAAAGGCGGGGTGTTCTGTTTGATAGTCACTGCCACCACTACCCTCATTTCTTATAAGAGCAAGGGGCTTATCATTTAGATAGAGTTTTGCCTCATAACAAGGTGTTTCTTGGGACGCAAATTTAGAATATTGTATATTTTTAAGTTCTAATTTCATTTTTTTAATATCTCCATAATAAAAAGGACGGAAACTGTCCCGTCCCTAATAATAATCATTTATGGGATAAAGTCAAGGGTTAATTATCGCCTCCTTTTCCTTTTGTGTTTGACAATAGGTCTTGCATTTGATTTCTCAAACTCTTCTACGTTATCCCGACCATAAATTAATATAGCCAACCATTTAATTAGAAACATTTAACCAACCTTTCTATTTTGTTTAGTGCAGGCGGTTACATTTACTACTAAAATAGTATTACCATTTTCATCTTTTTTAAAAGTAAAAGCTAATAGATCATTTGGTTGTGCATATTTTTTTATTTTGGATAGCGAAAATCGTCTATCTTTACGGCCACCTTTACCATTAACAATGTAACAATTAATTACACAAGGATCGCCATTACAGTATTGAGCAAGTAGTTTCCTACCATTTTTACCGCCTTTACCCAGAAGTTCGTAGTCCACCCCGAATAAAGACATGAATTGTCTAAAGTTTTTATCTGCATCAATATTATTCTTTTCAATCATAGTGCAGACCCCTGCATCATTTACTTTCATTCTTTTCGTAACATAAATGTTAAGGGTTTTTATTATTTGATCTTCTGTCATCATTTAACCTCCCTCTTTTTTTAATTTCTTTCTAATAGCCTTACTGTCTAATAAATGGTAATATAAATTATCAAGTGTATCTGCAGGTATTAAATCTTCATATTCAGTACTAAGCAGATCACCTATTTTAAGTTGATCTACTTTGTGACTATGTTCTGAACCATGTTTCCAATCTGAAATTGGAACTTTTGAGCATTTATACATTTTACCTTTCATTTTTATATCTCCGTAATAATTAAATGTATGAGATAATATAAGATCTTACTAAAAAATAGTCAAGGATAAAATTTCATGCCAATTAAAAGGTTCTTCCTCACAATAAAACGGAGGCTTTTTTAATCCTTGTAATTTTAAGTCAATAGCATCTTCTGCTTTGTAGATAATAATAAAGCTTGTATTTTCTTTACAAAAATCTCTTTTAATAAAAATCCAACTGCTACTATGTTTATGTTTTGAAAGCCAAGCTACTTGGTGTGGACTAATTTGAACGGCCTTGGTTGCCGTATATTTTAATTCAATAAAATGAAATTTACCCTTTTCATCACAAATAATTAAATCAGGAATACCAGGGGTTGCCCAAGTTTCCAATCTAGTCAGGATGAGGTTCCTCTTGGTCTTCTTGATTCCTGTTTTCATCTGCTGATAAAATCCGCTTTCTCGCTTGACTGCGGTTTTGTTTGTTGCTCTCCTCGGTTGGAGTAACATCAATGGTGATCGGGGCATATTGCTCTTTTATCTCCTTTAGTGCTTTCTCTACTTCTTCTTTACTCATGCTATCAATAGAACCATGTCGTACTTCAGATTTACTAATATAAATATCGCCTTGTGCCTGTCCTCTACGATACTCGGCCTGAACTGCAGCTGAATAAGCTCCGTTCTGTAAAGCCAAATCTCTGATAGTTTGTAAGTCTCTTAAATGTCTTTGATACGTTACGCCATACTTTTCATCTAGTTCTTGTCGATAGGCTCTAATCTTAGCTACAACATGAGGGCTCATGTTTGGATTAGTAAGTTCATAAGCTCTGGTATGTGCAGAAGAAACAGGATAGCCTGCATTAATTGCAGCTTCTCTCATAGTTATCTGTCCGTCTTTACTAACAAGTTCTTTTACAAAAAGTTCCTGTCGTCTGGTTAAAGTTGAACTAACAGTTGCTTTAGGTCTACCTCTGGTTTCTACCAATCTTTTTTTCTTTCTAGCCATAAATACTTTCCTAGTTAATAAACGATAGTTCTCTTAAAAATACCGATTCTAGTTATATAGTCCAGAAATTATTTTTTTGAAAAAAAGTCGCAGACCCCCCTTAACGCAATTTTGATATTTGGTTACATTTTGTAAAACAGTAGTGTAACCTATTATGTAACCTATCCTATCCTTATAAATAAGGTACTTGAGTACTAAAGTTACACGGTTACACTAGTTACACCTATTTTAGAGAAAAAATATTTTTTTTTAATTTTCTGTCTATATACATAAAAGTGCTTATTTATGTATTGCAATCCATACAATCCCGACCAAAACGTAAACTAAAGCAATAAATATTGATATGTAAAACAAAGTCAGCAAGCCGTGATCCTTAGTCCGTGAGCATTGAGCCCTAAACCAGTATAACTTTAGTTAATCTTCTGTGCAAAGAAAAAGCCCCGCGAACCGTGATCCACGAGGCTTTGTTTTTATTTTCCCATTAAAACATTAAACTTAGTTTGACTTTCTCCATCATTAGCCCACCAAGTTTTAAATTCAGTTTCTGTTAGTTTACTATTTATTTGTGTTTTAATATAAAGCCATGCGTCGAAATAACTATCTACTCCTTGATCTAGCCCAATGGTTCCAACGGGTTTTCCAAAATCCCAATAGCTATAATCTCTTCCATAAAAAGTTATATTATGTTTGGAGCAAAGGCTGTAAAGCTTTTGGCGTTGTTTAGCTTTAAGATCTACTTTTTTCTTACAAGCTTCGGGTATGATAGGTTTATTCTGACAGGTTAGTTCATAAACATTGTTTACCCTGGATCGTCTTTTAACCTTGGGATGCTTAATACTAACAACGTCTCCTATTCGCCCGCAAACATATCTTCGTCCTTGAATAAGTTGCCAATGATACCCTGCTGATAATAAGAACACGCGGTCTGCTGTTCTTGTTTTAACCGTAGATTTTAACCACTGAGCTAATGTTGGTTTAGGTGTAGTAAGAAATTCTTGTATCATTTCAACACCGCATTGAAGAAAAGCTTGTTGAATGTCGTAATCGCTAGTTCCTGTGACTTTTTTCTCCCCATTAATAGATCTAATGAGCCTGGAAGCGTCGGCTGTTGTCATTCTTGTAATTGAACTAAGAACAGCGGGCCCACAAAAACGATTACGATCAGCTTTTGCTGTGCCGTGATTAACACAATTAATTTTTATCATTTTAAACTCCGTAAGTTTATTAAAATAATCTTCGATCACTGACAGTTTCCTGTCTACGAATAAGGTTTCTATCAATGTCAAAGAGCTACATGGTTTTTTAACCATATAAGATTTTATCATAGAATCTCATACGAATAAATGTGTCAAATTGTCGCACCTAATAACTTGTCACACTTGTCACAAGCTAAAACTAAACTTTTTTATATTAATTTACATATAAAAAGTTATAAAACACCTGTGACACCTGTGACAGAAATAAAAAACCCCCAAGACCTACGGAATCTTGGGGGCTTAAGGCTCAATGTCCACAGGCAAGAAGACAAGAGCCCTTTGGGAAACT